CACAAAAAAACCGCCTCTGAGGGGCGGCTTGACGACACTGCTTATCATTGATTTTATTGGTAAAGCGATATGGTGCCCGGGGCGGGACTTGAACCCGCACAGCCTTACAGCCGAGGGATTTTAAATCAGGCGCTACAATCATATAAATCAATCACATAAGATGATTTTTCATAATATAGTCCCAAAAATGGCCTCAATAGATTCAACAAGTTAGAGGCAGACATGGGACCATATTATGAAAAAATTTACTTAAATTATCGGTCTGACAGGCTCATACACGGATACTATTTCCGCCGTGACTTTACCCAGCACGATGATCCCTTCCATACCATCCCCGTCGATTGTTTCACCGTCCTGGGTGATTATGCCCGTTCTGAACAATTTCCCCAGTTGTGAATAATCTCCGAGCTGGAATGCCACTTTGTCGCCTGTCTGCCCCTGAATTGTCCTGTCGATGATAGCGAAGCCAACCGGCGTCTCAATCATCAGCATATGAGTCGGGTGAGGCATCAGGATTTTGTTCAGGTCAATGCGGCCCTCAACGTAGTCATTTGCCGGTGATGGAAATCCCATGTCATATTCCCCCGTTCGGGTTGAACTGCCGGTATGTCTTAGCCTCACCCTCCTGCGTCGATGCATCGCAGAACGTCACCGTGTTTGTCTTTATCCACTGGTTAGCCTCCCGCAGGCTGAAATGCCAGTTAAGCTTCTCCAACTGTTGGACAAACTCAGTGACGATGACTCCCAGTGACGGGTCTCTCTTAATAGCGTTCATGAATGCGTGTTTGATTTCATAGTCGCGCGGCATAATAAATCCTCCCCTAGCAAATACTGTATGGATAAACAGTAATATCAGACAGGGGGTTTAATCAAGGCGAGGCGGGTGACAAATTTGTAAAGAAATTGATGAGGCTGGGATTTTTAGTTGGTGTGTTCAGGCAGAGGTGACTAATCTCAAATCATACCCGCAGCCTGCACAGATCGGCGCGGTTTAAAAATCTGCCCCGTCGCCGGGGCTTTTTTTACAATGCTGCACAGGTCCGCTAAGAGCGAGGAGCGGAATTTGACTTAATTGAATTACAAGGGGGGTTAAAATGTTACTGGCGAGATTTTCTGGGATTCTTATAACTTGAGCCGCTTCACTTCATAGAATTACATGCCGCCAAACTTCTTGTGCCAGATGAAGAAAGTAGCGTCAAAGATAGAGTGTTTGCGGCAGAGTTACTAGTCACAAATTCAGGTGTTGGCCTAGCGAAGGAAGCTGATAATCTCTTAGTCGGAAAAATGCTTCTTTATGAGAAAGTCCTCACGTAGTTAAAGAAGGCATCATTAACATCGCGGTGTATTAAGGAACGTAGAGCAGGTCAAATCCAGTAATTCAGCATGATACCGTTTATAAAAGCCGCACCTGATAATTTGTTGCACCAGATTTAGGGTTGCCTTGTGCAATAACAGACGGTAAATAGGTCTTCAGCTAGCATAATGGCGCTTATGGAACGTGAATTTTCTTGTCGTCCAGCCAGAAATTTATGGAGTCGGAACTGATAAGAGAATAGTTGTAAGAGTGCCAGCTGGCACTCTGAATTCTGATTAGCTAAGGGAGTACCTGCGTTGTCTGGAGCATGCGTGATCTGATCCTTCAATTCAGAGAAAGCTTGATTAATCAAACAATACTCCTGAAGGGATTTAAGCCGCAACTATAATACGTGAGGGAATTACCATGCTATTTTAGCAAAAAAAATACAGAGTAGTACTACGCCCCCCCCTTTATTTTCAATTCGTTAAAGATATCTTCAATTATAAAGCCATTTTTAATTAAAATTTGTAAAATATTTTTATGTTCTTTGAAATCATCAATATATAAACCATGATCTTTTACTTTGGCAATTCTCGTAATCACATCTACGGTATCTGTATAATCGATCTTATTTTCAAGATCATTGAGCAAAATAATACTTGGGTTTAGAGTTGAGATTAGCTTACCAAATTCTATTTGTAACTCTTTGGATTGATGAGTATTAATATAATCTTCAATAAAAGAATCAAAATCGCCCTGCAACTCCACTTTAAGGTTTGCAATATCCTTCATAACATTTTCTAACTCAGAAGAATATGGCCGCCCATGTTTAAATTCGAATAAGAAAAGATTTGCCTTCTCAATACACTCACAAATATAAAATACTGTATAAAGAGAGAATTTTTGCTTAACTTTTAATTTCTCATAGGCATAGTGCACCAGAAGATGCTTAGCATTAATAATATTTTTATTTTTTGAAAGTTGATTATTAGAAGCGGGCGGATAAATTACCACCTCAACATCCTCTAGAGTTTGAAAAGTTTTTAAAATAAGAGCCTCAACTTTATTCCAATCGAGACCCCCGTTACCACATCCTAAAGGTGGTATTGATATTGATGTGATTTTTTTTTCGACTATGCATTTTGCTAAAGACTCAAGACCTCGCGAGATAAAATCATATGTCGCTTTTTTTCTCCAGCTATCCTTAGTGGGAAAGTTGACGATTATCTTTCCCTTTTCCTCAACAAGTAAAACCTGTCCAATTTTCATTGCACCAGTGCCACAAGCTTTTTTATAAACTTTGAAATTATTAGGAAAACTTTCTTTGAAAGCTAAAGCAATACCCTTTCCCATAACTCCTTGGCAGTTTACAGCATTTACAAGAGCCTGCGATGTAGAAGTTAGAAGATTTCCGCTTGCATATTTAATCATAGATTTAAAACATATAAGAATTGGCTGTTACAAATATACTTAATCCTTGTTTTTTTATCAAGTCTTCAACGTGTTTTTTTTCGTCGTCATTTTTGACATAGATGCAGCAAAAATTCTCCGGTTCAACAGTTACACTTGATAAACATTCAGCCATACATACGGATTTGCATTCTGGATTTTTATAATCCCTTGTATTCATAAGCTCCCAGTTAATTTGTGCAATTCCTTGGTCATAATCTAAAAGGCTTACAGCAGAACTGGAGGACAATGGGTGTTTAGGAATAACTTTCCAACCATTTTTATTGGCAAACGTTCTTCTAACTGCAATAATACAAAATGATTTTTTATCATGGTCTTTCAGGACTCTGCCATCAAAAGGATTTTTAGTAAAAAAATGGAAAGGAACCATTGTTTGCAAATTTAAAGCTTCGCGACCTGTTATTATCTCTCCGTCGGCAACATCAATAAACTTGCCTTTTACTGACGCACGAGATCTCAATCCTGTATCTAAAATATTAGGCAGATTATCCATACATGTTAAATGATAGAGAAGAGCCTGATCTTCGATTTTTTTCCTTTCACTCATTTCAGTTTATCCTTTTAAATTCGAAGATACATTTATAAATCTAATCATTATTGACAGTCAAGGAATTTAAGAATATTCGCATTGCAAATTTTCCAACAGCCTGATTTTTATCAATTTTACGTTGTATAACTTGGCATTATTGATGTATATGGTAGAACAATCGTAATGTGGTTTACTGACGCTGAGTGATTACGATAGCCAATTTGGGGAGGCAATGGTGCGTGCGCTGAACAAAATGAAAAGGCAGATATGTCTGGAAACCCGACCAGCTACAGAGATGTTCGCTAAAAATTTGATTTAATTAATAAAGCTTCAGTCCAGTAGAAACGAGAATTTGGACAGCAAGGTTTTAATATCCTCAGTTCATACGGTCACACCTGCAAAGATTTTTGGGGTGATACGCGCTCTTAGCTGCTTTCATTGAACATCGTAAGGATATTCTAGTCTCCCCCATAAGTACGGATTTTCGTTGTATTGATGGGTGTAAACAATGTCCGCTTCTGGCACAAAGCGGACATTGATGGCTTTCAAGATTGAATCAGTATTGCCTGCCCCGCCTCCTTTTTACGCCTGTAAAAGCACCGACAATGCAATGCTGGTCGCCAGATCATCACGATGCTCTGAAAGAGCCAGAATTCTGCTGGCAATGTTCTCCGGCGTCACTGGCTCCCCACCAGCAACCAGCTCCCAGACAGCCTCACCCATAGCCATACATGCTGCGTCGTGTGCCTGCGCCTCGAATCCCTTTTCCATAGAGCCTCCTGATTAAGTGAGGCTTCAGGATAGCTTTATTATTAATTAGCTGCATGCGGACATTGGATATTTGCGAGACGTGTTCCAGAGGTTTAACGGCTGGGTAGTTGGTAAAGAATTGCTCTTTAGTGAGATTATTTCCTTGTCGCAATGATCTAACTCAATTCTCGAGAATATCTGGAAGATATGATCAAAGACCTCATTGTGATTTCTAAAGGGATTTTATTCAGAATGCAGTGCAATCAGAAAAAGTTAAATTCAATCCAATCTCTGCGGGGTCTTGCTGCGATGTTGGTTGTGATGTTTCATTTTCGAACCGACCTCGCCACGGATTTTCCTGTAGCTAACTGGTTATTTGCTCAGGGTGCAATCGGGGTTGACCTATTTTTTATGATAAGCGGATTTATTGTTTACTATGTTACATTAAATGAAAAAAACGGAATAAAATCTTCAGAGGCCTTTTTAATAAAAAGAGTATGCCGTATTTTTCCGCCATACTTTATAGCCACACTTTTCATAGCCGGAAATTCATGGGATAAATGGTCTTCAACTTTGCGCTCTTTTTCGTTCCTTCCGGCTGATATTACTCAGGCCGCTCCTTACTTCGGCTATCCAAGGCTGTTTGTAGGTTGGTCCCTAAATTATGAATTCGTTTTTTATACTATCTGTGGATTCGCTCTTCTTTTTCGAAAGCATAAACACATTATAATAACTGTTATTATATCCTCTTTCGTCGCACTACCACGCCTAGCCAATAATTATGACATCCCACTACCTAACATTAATTACGGATATCGCGGTTATTTAGCCCTAATGACCAACGCCATGATGTTAGAGTTTTTGGCAGGTATATTTATCGGCCACATTGCAATTAACAAGAGGTTATATCACTCTAGGTGTGCGGGCTGGGTGGTTATATTTTTATCCACAACATATTTTATCTATATTCTGTTGGGATTCGGCAACGCGCCGGGGAACGGTAATTATGATTTTGCGGCAGCTTCATTTTTTCTCTTACTTTCGCTTTCATGTTATGAATATCAATATGGAATAAACCCTCCTAAATTTTTAACATCAATTGGCACAATATCATTTTCTATTTATTTAATGCATCCACATGGTCTATCTCTGGCTCGGAAGCTCATCTCCCGGCATTACCACGGTTCATTTACGGGAGTAACAACAACACTAATGGCATTAATCTTTACTGCGTTATTGTCGATGGCTTTTTATAAGTTATTCGAGGTTGGACTAAGTAATCATTTGAGAAGGAAATTTTTAAATAAACTCCACAAGCCAGTTATTGCAGTTAGCTAAAATCTAGCCGCCTGAGACGGCGGCAATATTTTTAATTCATGGTTTGCTGGGCCATGTGACCAAGCTTAACCCTGACTCGTCGTGGATAGTGCTTAGATCTAATTCCTTAATAGCTTTAATGTAGGCCATCCACTTAACAAGAATAGCCTTATCATAATCACTTATAACATCTAATTGAAGCTCTGTACGCCAATCAGCAATGGTCGTGTTTGCTTCACTAAGCAGGCTCTGCCGCTGCGTTTCTGCTATTTTATTCCATTCAATAATGGGATTTGTGAGAGTCGGCTTACCCTTACTGTCAGCTGTAATTATTTTCCCAACCGCTTGCCCCTCAAACAGAGATTTATATTCATCATCTGTTATAACTACCGCGTCTTCAGGCCAGCCGGAATTGGTGTTTTCATATAACTCCCTATCGGACTCCCGATAAAAACCACCTGTCTTGGCGCTATAGTAATATTTATCGCTTTCCATTAATTAAACTCCATAGGCTATATATCGAACGTATTGAGTTCGGTCCATATTTCGCGAGGCGTTAGTATCAACCATAACGTATGCCCCAGTAGTGCTCAGGTTAAGAAATGCAGCGCAGGCTACATACCCAGCTGATGACGCTTGATCCGCAGTGCTGCCAACAATCGATACCACGCCGTTGGGAAATGCCAGTGGAAACGAGAATGAGGCGCTACCAGCGCTGCCCGATACAGGAACAGCTACCGTACCAGCCTGAATAATCAAACCAGTTGCGCTGTCTCTCCACCAGCCTTCCCCTGGATTGCCGGTATTTCTTGGCTGAAAGTTATTGTTAACCCAATTGTTGTTGTTGCTTATCTGTCCGCCGATTTGTGCATCCACCCAAGTACTTAGGTAGCCGCCCCATGCGGGGCCATAAACATTGCCGTCCTCAGCCAGAAAACTGGCTCCGCTGCCGGTGTAAGCTTTACCATAAATTTGCGTGTTGCCGTTCTGATCAAACCTGAACTCATGTATGGTGCCGAACCCATCCCATTGGAGTTGCAAATAGGCCCGAGTCCCGACTTCCTCGACGATCCGCATGAATCCCGATGCGCCGTCTTTAAAATCCTGATCGCCCCCGCGCCCCTTTATTACAACACGGTACATGGGCGAATAAATCACAGTGCCTGTAGTGGGATTTTTCGAGTTAGAAATCAGCGAAATACTTGCTTCTTCATCCAGATTGCCACCCGTGCGGGGATATGCGCCTGTTTGCGCTGCTGTGGGAGGATTTTGCGTTGAGAACAACTCGCCGACGTCCGTTTCATCAACGGTTATATATAATTTGCGGTCACCATCATTCCAATCCATGTAAATACGGTGTTTGCCGGACGAATGTTTACCGCCGTTAGCCTGTACGGCTTGCCAGTTACCGACGAGATTCAGCCCTAAATTTTCCAGCGCTTTAGCAATATTATTCAGGTCACTAAGATTTGCGTCCTGCCTCAAAAACAAGCCATCGCCTGTGGCCACCTTAAGTTCAATGCTGGCGGTTTCATTTACGGCCAGACGAAACTGCAGGCTGACGTTGATACCGCTGACCGGCTTTTCAATGGCAGCGCAATTCGCCACTGCATAGAGTTCTCCGGTATCAGTTAACAGTCCCACTTCACGAATAGTGAACCCGCCCACATCAGCCGGAACAACGAGATGAGCTACCCACTGGTTAGATTGCTCCTGAGATACGTCCAGCCCGGATATAGCATGGCGGTATACTTCACGAATCAGTGCAGTTTGCGACGGATTTGGCGTTGCGGCCTTCCCGTTACCATCACCGATTACAAAATCTTTGATAACGACCGGCGTGCCGTTTGCAGACGACGCCGCCTCCAGCTCTTTTCCCCGGTTCGTGAGGATGCTGTAATATTGCTCTGCCACGATTATTCTCCAGTCTGAATCACAGCGTCGATGTACGCAGTTATCGCACCGCCTGTGTAATAATTTCCTGCTGCGCCAACGTCAGCGATCACATCAATGCTGCTGAGATAGCTGCGTAAATTTTTAGCCTTATTCACCTGACGCCGTATGCGGCTATACAGGCTGTCATCTATGCCCTGCAGGCTGTAGACCTCAATCCGAAACGTGTACGGCGCTCTGCGCGGGTTTTCCTGCCACCACTCAATAACTGTAGTGGGCAGGCTCACCGCCCCCAGCGCACGCCTAACAGCGCCTGCAGTGCCACGATGCTGATGCACATAGGCAGCATCGCGGCAGACCTGGCGCTTCTCTTCCTCAGTCCAGCTTTCATCCCAGAAATCGACCGATAGCTCCCATGCCAGCCAGGGCAGCAGATGGTAAGGGCAGTCATCTGCACTTTTAACGCTTCTGACCATGCCGGTTTTGATGGCGAGAATCTGTTCCCGTGATGCCTGCTCCAGCGCACGCTCCTGATGAAGAGCGTTCTGTGGCAACAGTGAGCGAAATTTATCAGCCATTCCCAGACCCTCTTATCGTGACGCTGATTGCCTGACACCACGGCGCTTTCCCCATCTCAGCCTCAATATCTGCTGCAGGGCTTGCCAGCCTCACCCTGACCACACCAGGCTGTTGCAGAGCGGCATAGATGGCGGACAAAGGTATGACCGTATTAATTCGGTGAGAGAGTGCTGCGTAAGTCGTTGCAACGCTGATCGCATTATCCAGCACCGTCTGCGCATCCGGCCCATCGGGGATTTCCAGCTCTGCCGTGATGCTGTATCGCTGTATGATCGCGCTTTTAACGCTCACGAAATCCGTCAGCGGGCGAACCTCATCAGCGCTCAGATTGGCTGCCGTTTTATCCAGAAGTGTCTGAGGGGCTGTGCCGTCACCCGTTCTCGACAGCACGTATACGTCGACCTCTCCCGGACGGCTGTGATCCTCTGGCCCGTATGCATCTGCATCCAGCACGTCAGCATCAGCCGACCGCGCATGAAAGCGATATGCGTTACGCGCTCCTGCGGTATTAAGCTGCGCCCATGACAGCTGGATACGCTCCCGGTAGGCATCATCGTCCTCCAGTTCCGCATCCACAGGCGGAACAGCATCAGGGTCAGCAGGAGTAATGACATAGCGTTTAACATTGAAATTTGCACCAATCTGATCCAGGTCTGCACCTCTGGCGCTTGCCAGAAATACGGCACGCACGGCGTCATTGACGCGCTGAAATGCCAGCGTCAGCTGATACGCATTTACCTCGCCCTGTTTATAGGCTGGGTCCGACTCCACCAGCGCATCAAACTCCGGGTCCAGTTCGCGCAGACGCGCCAGCCACCGGGCAAAAATGTTTGACGCGTCAGGCACGATAATGGCGTCCGGAACCTCCAGCTCAGACAGATTAATAACATCAGAACTAATTGCCATTGATAGCTATGTCTCCGGTAGTTGTTGGGGTGCCGCTTTCTTTATTGATTCCCTCAACATCCACAATGAACGTGGATTCATCGTCGGGAAGTGAAACAACAACCCGCGTCACCTGCAGTCGCGGTTCCCAGCGCGCCAGGGCTTTTGCAGTGGCCGCAATAATCCGTAACCGGGTCAGATCGTCACGAGGCGCATCTGCCAAATCCGGCAGCTCACTGCCGTAATCGCGAACTAAAACCCTGCTGCCTATCGGCGTGGTCAGAATGTCGCTGCACGACTGGCGCAGATGCGCCGAACCCGACAGGCGTTTGCCCGTCCGGATATTTACACCGTTCATGAGAGTTATCCGTTAGCGTAGAGGGGGATTAACCGAAATAGGCTGGGCCAGTTTTGTCTTTTTTGCCCTTCTTGCCCTTTGCTTTAATGTTTACCACCAGGTTATAGGTGAAACTCAGCCCCGATGGCGTCAGAGAAAAAACCAGGGATTCCACCAGCCACGAGCGATCCTCTCTGGAACCAAACCCAGACGTAATCACGCCGGACTCTGCGGTTAGCGCAATATGTCTGGGCCGACATGGACCGTTCAGCGTCATTTTCTTTTCGTTACGCTGTGCCTGAGTTTTGCGGGATTTGGCCTGCTGGTCTGCTGCGGATTTTTTAGGCTGGGTGTAGGGGTTAGTCAGTGCCGGGCCATCGTGATCTACGGATGTGGTTTTCGTCCTGCCGTCAGCCTCATCAAAATAGCGCACGCTGATTTTCTCTTTTTTCTGCCCTGACCCGGTTGAGCTGCCGCGCTGACCTTCACTGTATGACCAGGTGGACAGTTCATCAGGGCTAATCGTGATGCTTCCTGTCGATTTTCCGGTAGCGGTTTTCGATGCACCCTGCTTCAGAAATAACCAGAACCCGCCAGCGGGTTTACTGATTGCATTGTACATTCTCGCCAGCCGCGACATCAGATTCGCGTCTGACTCTGCAACCTGGTCGATGTGATCGATATGAATTTCTGCGAGTTCTGCGGCCACTTTCGGTTTCAGTCCATTTTCTGTGGCAACGGTTTTAACGAGATCGGCCAGCCGGATATCATCCCAGCTTCGCGTTTTGTGGCTCAGCACGTTACCGGGATGTTTCTGGGCGTTCATTGGTGCGGCAGTGGCATAGATTTCAACGCGGCGAGGTGGCCCACTACTGCCCACCCCCGAAACAACAAACCACCCCTTATCGACCAGCTGATCATTAAAGCCCATCGCCACCCTTAAACGTGCTCCCTTAGATGGCAGTGGCAGAGTTTGAGAAATCAGCGTGATTTTAAGTTCATCCGCTTTGGCTGTTGCCCCGCCATTATCCGTCAGGGTTAGTTCGCTCAGACACTCCTGCAGAGCGCGGGTAATGTCCTTGCCCTCTGCGCTTACACTGAATGCTGGCGCATACTCTGGATTTACAATCTGTTCAGCCATGTTAATCCCATAAACTAAATGCCGAATCAGTAACCGGCGTGGTCAGGTCCGGGAACGTAATAGCGACTCCTGCAGTAAGAATGGCATCCCTGTCTGCCAGCCCCCGATTTGCCTCCAGTACCGCTGAAACGTTGGATGAGAGATTTGCAGTGCCATAATGATCTGCGCAAATAGCGTCCAGCACATCGCCATCACGGGTTTGATATATCGTCGGCATAATGTTTTAACGTCATCGTCCAGTTTTTATTACGGTGTCCGCCTCCCGGTAGGAACCGATCAGTTGTATCGCTGAATTGAGTTACCGCCCACCAGCCCAGCACATCGCCCTCACCACTCACCAGCAACTGGGGCTGAGCCAAATCAGCCAGGTCGTAAAGGTCATTAACCGCATCCACGCCGTTACGAAAGAACGCATGTGCCTCGCCATCAAGCCGCACCGTCCGCCCGGGTTTTCCTGTGTACTGCAGCAGACTCTGTTTGCCTATCCTCTCCTGTTCACTCCAGTTCCAGCTAGCCTCACGTGAAAGTGATTTAAACGCTGTGGTATCAATAGAGAAGGCAAAATCGCCCAGCATCATCATGACGCGGTCAGCCTGACTACCACGAATGGCGGACTGCTGTGCCTGTCCGGATGCCTCAATTAAAGGGATTATTTCACTCACCAGATAGCGCCTCCATCCAGCATGCTGTTATCTCCCGTGAATGCCGGGTTGGTTTTGGTAATGGACTCCAGCTCGTCGGCAATCCCACGCTCGCTCTGTCCTTGCGCACCGTTGATTTCGAACCGGTATTCAAATTTCCGGTTATCGGTCATCTGATACGCTTTCTGCTGACTGTCAGCTGCAGCAAGACCACTGTTTAAGTCATCCCAGCTCCTGCCTGACTGAGTATCCGACGTTGCAGAATTGTTTTTCAGGGCATCCGTGAAATCCGGCAATCCCTCTTTCTTCGCAGTCAGAAAAGGATCGAGCGATTTATCAAACGTCTCATCGTCATCGTTGAAAAAACCACGGGTAGCGGTAAAAGATTTTTTAACCTGTTCCGGCAATTCCGGGTGCTGCTTCAACTGCTGATCAAACCACTCTTCCTGACCGTTACGTTTTGCCGTCAGTCTGGCGATATCGACCGATCCCGTCATCGCCAGCGATTTCAAAACATTTTTTTGATCCCCCCGCTCATCTGGTAGCAGCCAGGAGAGTTTTTTAGCCAGGGCATAAATAATTTTCCCGACATACACCACGCCCTGGCCGAACGTCAGTACGCCGGGATAAAGATCATCGCGCAGAAATTTTACGACCCTGCTGATGCCGCCGCCTTTAAACCACTCAGCCAAATCATCAGTCAGTTCCCTGATGCGGGGAGCAAGCTGATTGCCAAGCTGTCCCGATATCTCCGCCCCGGCGCTGAAGAGAACGGTTTTAAGGTTCTCAACCGCTTTATTGCCCTCCACCGCGCCGTCAGCACCCGCTTTGGTGACGAGGTTATAGCGGTGCTGCTCATCCATTAAGTCGCGATAGCTCCTGCCGGACTGTTTCACCAGCATCAACAACTTGCTGGCCTCGCCGCCGAAAAGAGAATCCAGAGCGAACGAGGCTTTTGACTCATCTTTCAGGCTCAGCGCACGCTCAATGATTTTACTGAACTGCGCCATGTCGCTCAGGCCAGCCATGTCACCCGCTTTGAACCCCAGTGTTTCAAAGGCGTCCTGCAGCGCACCCTGCTTGCCGTTCTGCTTATACTCCCCGGATTTGTGCAGGTACTCCTCAAAGAGATCGCCAAAATTCTCGCCGGTCATGTCGTACTGTTTTGCCAGCGAGTCCCACGCGTTATAGGTCTCTACATCAACGCCATAGCTGCGTGCCACACCCGTCTGCCGTGCTGTTTCTGCATTGGTGGCCGCTGGCGCAATGAGTGACGCCAGCGCGGTGGCAACCACACCGCCGCCGCCAATCCCAAGACCAGGTGCCACCATGCCCCCAAGGTGGCCACCGACGTTTAAACCGCGCCTGAAAAGCCCGCCCGCCTTGCCTTTAAAGGCATTAATCCGTTCACCACGCTGAATCTGGCGGTTCAGTTTTTGCTGTTCGGCCTCGGTTTTGCGTATCTCACGCGTCACCGAACTGTACTGACGTTTCAAATCGCTGATGCTGTTTCCAGCCAGCTTGGCTTTTTTGATCTCGGTGGCGAGTTTTGTCTGGTCCTTAGTAAGACGCTCGGATTCTTTTCCCACCGCTTTCAGGTTCTTTTGCAGGTCGGTCGCTGAGCGTTTCCATGAACTGTCGATATTGCCGCCAAACGTTATGGTGGCTTTAAGGTTTTGACTTATTCCGGCCACGGTTTAATGCCTCCATTTCGTCAAACAGAAAATCGGAAAACGTGCTGAATGGCATATTCAGATAGTCCCCCATAGGGAAATGCAGCCGCCTGCCCAGAAAGCGTATAGCCCGGATCAACTCTCCTTCGGTCGCTCTCCGGGCGGGAGCATAAAAACGTTGAAGGCATCCGTCAGCTGCGCATAATCCGCAGCTGTCAGCAGCCAGATATCCTGTTCGCTGAGGTTACATAGCTGCGCAATCATCCGCGCCTCCTTCTCCTCTTCATTGCCGCGATCTTTCGCATGCGCGATGCGATCGCGCACCAGCGGTTCGCGCATGTGCACAACGTTTAACTCTGCGCCACCCTCCAGCGTGACGGGGGTAAAAAGTTTGATGGTTCGTGTTGAAGCGGGAAAACTCATAATTAGCTCCTGAAATAAAAAACGGCCCGGAGGCCGTTATGAGTGAAGG